TGGGCTAATTTGAAGCTGAAAGCGGCTTTGAAAGTGAAGATAGTAGAGTTCTACTTCAAAAAGACCGATGGCACGCTACGTCAAGCTTTTGGCACTCTCAAAGAGAATCTTATCGGTGAGGTAAAAGGTACAGGCAGAAAACTGAATGATAATTTGCAAGTGTACTGGGACACTGAAAAAGAAGAGTATAGATGTTTCAAGAAGTGCAACCTTATAAAGATAGCATAACTATGAAAACTACATTTTTAAGTGAAGAAGCACAGGTGTTGATAACAGGGCTTAGAGGTGAAGACAACGATACAATAACTTTTAAAGCTGCGATATGTGATGCGATGTCTACTATAATGTATATGCGCCAAGTGTACGCTAAAACAGAGAAAGAAAAAGGGATGCTGCTTGATGCTATTGATACATTGACCAATTATAATGAATTGATAACCGCATTATCAAAAGAGAATTAGCACATAAAGAGTTAGCAATAAACAAATAAGATAAAAATATGAAAGAGAAAGAATTTGGAAATATTTATTCATTAGGCGAAGATTTAGATGAAAGGTTCGCGTGGTGTGTACAGCTCATTGATAATGAGCTGTGTATTGCTATTCATTGCACTACACAATCAGGACACTCTCCTTTTAATAATAAAAGTTTTATTGCAGCAATACCAATAAAAAGACTTACTGAGTGCTTGCAGTACTTGTTTGAATCTTTAAATGGTTAATGTTACACGATTATCCAGAAAGGCAGTCTTCGCACGACTTTAAAGGCTGCCTTTAATTCACTTTAAAAATGAAATAATATGGATGAAATTTGGAAAGACATTGAAGGGTATGAAAACGATTACCAAGTATCAAATTTAGGTAGGGTAAAATCCTTGCCAAAGAAATGTTGGAACGGTAAAGGATATTGGTTTAGAGATGGACGCATTTTAATACCCATAAAAAGCAAAAAGGGGTATTTGAATGTATGGTGCAGAAAGCGCATATTTAAAGTTCATCGCTTGGTCGCAAATGCTTTTATACCTAATCCGCAAAACCTACCACAAGTAAACCACATAGACGGTGATAAAACCAATAATTGCGTTACTAATCTTGAATGGGTTACTGATGGTGAAAACTTACTACACGCATATAGGGTTCTTGGTAGAAAGCAAAAGACTGGCAAAAACCACCATAATTCACGAGCTGTTCTACAATTAAAAGACGGCAAAATTATAAATTCATTTGATAGTTTGAATGAAGCGACACGCGCAACTGGTGCGCACCATTCGGGCATTTCAATGTGCTGTAATGGGAAAATAAAGAAGCACAAGGGCTATCAATGGAGATACAAAGAGGAGTGATTTCACTCCCCTTTCTTTATGCTTTGTTTCTGCATTTCAGCGTTTCTTTTTTCTTCTTGTTCTTCTTTTATCTCTGCGATTTCTTCTTCGATGCGGTCAATATTTCCAGCGAACATTACTCCATGTCGTTGCGACCATACACCACCCGATACAGCTTTTACAGCTACATTGACTTTATCTTCTAAATTGTCAAGGCGATACGGAACAACTTCTGTACTAATATCTATCGTTTCAGATGCTTTGTTAAATTCAGATGGATTTATAGAGCCTAAAGCAGAGACTATGAAGTTCACACGCCTTTGCAAGAACTCACCTATCACCTCGGCATGATTTTGAACTTGCAAATGTGTCGAAAGAAACACGTAATCGAAAGCCACTCCGGACAAGGCATTTCCAGCACCGCTCAACTTTTCAAAACTGATTTGTGGTGTATTCGTCATAGAATATGCTTTCTCAAAGAGGGTTTCTACCTCAAATTTTACGGTATCATTTGCCTGATTCCACGTCAGATATTGAGCATCCGCACCTTCACCCGTAAGTTTGACCATTCTGTCCTTAACCTTACCCATGAAACCCTCTACATCTCCAATTAGCTTCAGTAACGGGAAAAAATGATAGTCTATACAATCAGCATAATTAGATAACAATTTCTCTAATCGGACCCGAAAAGTCTTTATCTTCTTGCAGTAAGGTTCAGGACGATAAGCATAGAGAACCGGTAGTTTTGGGAATCCATGAGCAAAAGGAGTTCTTTCTTCATACCCTTTAGACAAATCCCATTGATAAACCATTTTGTCCGTGATAGTCATAAAGCAGATGACCTCCGAATCATCCATGAGCTTCTTTTTATACTCACGTGAGAAAGCAATCATTTTACCTTCGTCGTTAAAGAACGGGTATAGCTTATCACCTCTGAATGGAGACCATAACACGCTTTTCAGTTTCTTGGTGGGTTTTACCTTCCCCCTGAAGGTAGTCTTTATTTTCTTCCAAAACTTTGCCCAAAACGAATCATCATCGGTAACATACCAATATTCTGCCGCTTCCTGTTCGGAGAGCCAGGCACGGACAATCTTCTTGTTTTGATATTTGATTTTATTAGACTTGAATACAGCCTTTACCGCATCCAACAGTTTTTTTTCATCATCATCGGTTGGAGTGCAATCCATAGACGGTTCTATGCCGACCGTGAAAGCTGTTTGAATATTCACTATATCCTGTTCCAATGGAATGGAGATACGGTTCACCGGTTCAGTCTTATACTTTGCTTCGATTTCATAAGTCTTACCCGTTTTTTCATCGAAGTGCTTCTCTGCTTCTTTTTCAAGAACCTTTCTGTCCGGATATTTCTTTTCGTCAACCATGATTTCATGGCGTTCCGGATTCCAATCATCCCAAAGTTTGCAACGGTCGGGAAGTTCAGTTTTCCTACCTTTCTTCAGATAGTTTATCTTCTGCCCGATGTCAGGGAGTGCTAATATTTCTTCTAAATTCAATGGCATAATCTATAATTTTAGTGAGTAAATATTCCTGTTAAATCTTTCGGCTTCTGAATCTTACCAAGAAGCTCACCCAATACATAGTAACGTACAGCATCTATTCCGTGATTGTCATGGTCTTCCGGTTCGTTGATATAGTTCCCGTCCTTATCCTTTGCCCAAACATACTTTCTGAACTCGCTTTGTAAGTTGTACGAGCGTTTGGTTATATAAATCTCCATATCTTTCATTTTGTCAATTCCGGCATTGATAGAGCCTGCACCTTTCTCTACGGCATATATCTTGATTCCTCCGTTGTGTATCTCTTGAATCAAACGTGGATCTGCGCTGTCAGCAATGACTTTCAATCCCCACGGGCGAAGAGTCTTGATGATGTCAGAAGAAAGCAATCCAGTACGGTAATCCACTTCATCCAAGTAAAGGGCGTTATCAACGATACCACAACGAATGGAAGCAGACGGGTCATGCGTATAACCGAAGTCTTGCCCGAAAGCAATTTTCTTTGCCCAAGCTGGGAACTCGTCAACAATTCCCCACTTCTTGAACACAGCACCTTCTGCAACGTCAGCCCAGCGACCGATAACCACATGAACATACTTTTCAGGATTACTCACCTTCATATCTTCCACCTCTTTCAGGAACTCAGGAGAAAGGTTATCCAAGTTATCAAAGTAGGTAGTGTGAATATGAAGCACATTCGGATGAGTGGAAATCTGAACCTGCACACCGTCAATCTCTACCAGCTTGTGAGTTTTCTCAATGTATTTCTTGTAGATGAAGTGATTGGAATCGCATGGGTTCATTATAATGATAATCCGGTTCTGAATACCCTTCTTGCGGATGGAGAGCATTATCTTGTCGAACTCATCTTCGCTTGTCCACTCTTCCGCTTCATCGCAGACGAAAGTCGTAATGCCTTGAATGGATTTCAGTTTTGCTGTCTGGTTCCCGGAAGAAGTCTTGATACCCCGGAACATGATACGGCTCTTAGTCATCTTATTGACTATGTCCGTCTTTGTGGTCTTGAAATATTTCGTGGTACCGTCCAAATCTATCTTCTCCATCATTTCGGGGATGATAGACATACCGGCAGAAACCATCGTGTAACGGGTGTAAAGAATCTGATGAACTATCTTCTCTACGGGAGTCATTTCAAAAGTCAACCGCTCAATAAAGGTAGAAGCATTGAAAGACTTTCCGCTACCACGCCCACCGGTGATAAGAATTATAAATTTTTCCTTATCCTCATATAATGGATGGTAAATTTCTTGAGGTACTATCATTTCAGCTTGTCTTTAATCCAGGAATCAATGTTGATGCCGTGCTCTATGTCTGTTGGAATATCAGCATCTTCATCTTGTTTGCGTTCAACCTTTCTCCAATCCTCATCGTGGTGATACAGCCAAACGGACATTGCTTGCAAGTTTGGAGCCAACTCGCTTTCGCTGACTTGTAATTCATCCTCACCTGTCAAATTTCCCTCTGAATCACGGAGCTTTCTTACCACGGTGCTTTTGGTTTTTATGCCACCGAGAGCTATTGCAAGGAATTTAGCCCTTACAGTAGCATTGATTGTCGCGCGCCCACGCGCTAAGACTTCGGATATTTCGGTGTACTCACTTTTCTTTTCGCAGAAAGTTTGTGGTAAAATCCCTATGGCATAAGCAATTTCCTTGTCAGTGAACCCCTTTTTGGCATACGACTCTACGAGAGAAAGAAAGTCCTCGCTTGTGTAGTCAAACTTGGGCTTTCTTCCTCCTTTGCCTTTTCTGTTTTGAGATTCACTATTGCTCATATTACTTATTCACTCCAAGGATTTTCGTCTTCTTCCTTAACGTAAATCCGTTTTAGTCTATCAGATACTTCTTTCAATTCATGTTTCATCTGCTTTACATGAAATTCGGCAGGCATGGGAATTTTCATTGCGCCTAATAGGTTATCTATCGTGTCGACAACTTCCGTAAATTCATCTGGTGCAATCACATATCAATCTATTCCTTCTATTTGTTCATCAAATACTTCTCCCTTTATGAACTTCATATCCGGTCCATAACCGAATCGTTCACAGAAAGCGGCTTTCGCCTCATAGGTATCAAAAGACAACATCACATAGGCATCCATGTTCTCGGCTTGCTTCTGTGCATTCTCCTTTACCTGTTGCTTTACTTCTTTCATGTGCGCTACCTTTTCGGCACGTTCTAACTGTTTGGAAACTGGAGCCATCATATCAGACAGAGCATCCGCAATAGAGTTTTCCTCTTCGGTCTGCAAAAGATAGTCGACACCAATCATGTTTAGGTCAGCATCAGTCAGACCAGCGTCTTTCCAATCAATATTAGGAACAATACGGGCAAGAGCGTCAAAATCCCATGTACCTTGTGCATTCGGGTTGTTCATTAAAATATTTAACTCCTTTTCCTGCTTCTCGTCCACGTCAATGACATCGACACGAATACGGTAGTCGTTGTCGGGAAATTTCTGCAATTCGTCCATGACAGACAAACGCTGGTGCCCGCTGACTACGGTAAGACCTGTACGCTTGTTCACGACAATTCCACCGACTAAACCAAACTTCTTGATGCCACGTTTCAGTGTCTTACGTGATTCATCGGAAAGTTTCCGGGGGTTATAATCTGCAAAGTGAATGGCAGAACGATTAAGTTCCATCGATTCACTCTTTATGTATTTTGACAATTCCATATCATCCATTAGTTAAACCCATATAAATTCTTCGAGATACTTTTCTTGCGCCATCTTGTTGTTTCCCCTCGTTATACCCAAAGGTTCGTTCAATGTATCGAATATACTTTCTTGCAATAGAGTTTACTCTGTTCAGCCTATTACCCGTTAAAGTACGAGATAGTCTGTATCTTTGCTCTGCAATATCATCAATTGATTTTCTTCTGACTCGGCTTTCCTTCTATTGCTTTTGTTGATTATTATACTCCCAAAGCACCCTTTCAGCCATTGGGAAAACTTTGTAAATTCTCTGTAAATCTTGTGGGTAATTATTCTCCATCCAAAGCATACAATCAAGATTGAAACCTACTCCCGAACTGGCTTTCAATGAATATCGAACTGGTTCGGGTAAATTGTGCTGCCTCATATAAGCAAGAATATCCTTTTGTGTCCAATCAGCCAAAGGATAAACCATACCGTTATTCTCGTAACCGTTTACCTCATACCCTTTCAGCATAAGCCTGCGGTTCATACCATCGGCTTTTTTCATGCCTAAAAATGTGTAATAAAGCCCATAAGTAAGCTGCATAGCCTTTACCACATCTGCCAACTTCAATAGTTTCACTTTCGGATTAGGCACGCAATACATACCTCCACGAAGAATATAAGTAAGATTCCAGTGAGGCACTTGCACAAACTCAATCTTTGGATATTTGACTTTAGTCCAGCCAATCCATCGGTTAATGTGCTCCAATTTCTTGATGAAGTACATGAACACACAAACAATCCGGTCAAACTTCGGATAGATTAAATCAAGCAGAACAAGCGAATCTTTGCCAAGTGATAAAAACAGTAAAGCCTCATTCGATTTTACCCGAATGAGGTCTATATACCGGTTCGCTTGTTCTACCTTGCTCATAGCTAACCACCACTTAAACCAAATGAAGTACGAAGGTCACTATAACGCTGTCTGCGTGACCCCAACTGTGATGTACCAGCTTCACCGCCACGTCTGGCAACCAATCTACCACCAGCCCCTGCACCGTTCATATTTCTGCGAGGCCCGGCTACTCTGTTAATTCTTCTTGCGACTCTGCTTTTTAATTTTAAAAGTTAAACAAATCAATCTATATGTCTCTCTAATATCTTGCCCAAAGTATAATCCATTTGTGCAGCAAGATACTCTTCGCCTTGATGTTCGTAAACAATATCATTACCGTTTTCATCTGTGAGAATAACTGCTTCTGCTACTTTCACTTCAACGATAATATAAGGACGTTTACCTGTATATGCACCTGTCAGAAGCTTGATTGCATCGTACTTGATAGGCTTTAATTCTATTTCACCTTCTTCAGGCAGTTCTGCATCAGCCGGATATTCTTTGCCGCCACATAGGTAAGTGATATACTTCTTAGCGTTAGTTGGTCTGATTTCACGGTATTCGTGGGTTTTCTTTCCTGCCAAGATTTCATCGAAATACTTCTGTTTGATACTTAATGTAAGAATGTTCATAATCGTGTCAAATTTAAATTAATACTCAATAGTTGCGGAAACAG